TCGGTTCTCGGCTTTGCTTTATTCCGTAAATCGAAGCGCGACAAAATCGAGGGTCTAATTTGAAGTGAAATAAAAAGGTTGTCCGATGTCGGGGCGTTTTGTTCAGCGGTAATGCGAATAATGGTGCGAATGCAGGGTTCGTTTATGCGAATACGAATAATACGGCTTCGAATGCGAATGCGAATATCGGTTCTCAGCTATGCTTATAAAAAAATAGTTGCATATCGGAGACCTTGCCACAAAAACAGGGCGTTAGTGCCTTGAATGACTTGGGAAACCAAGGGCAAAAAATAGATTTTATAAAACGGTTTTGGTAGGGGCAACCCGAAGAATCCAAATATATAAGCAAACAATGAAAAGAATTGGCAATTTATTTGATACAATCATAAGTCTTGAAAACTTGCAACTTGCGGACGAAAAAGCCCGCAAGGGCAAGGTTCATTCGTATGGTGTACAATTACATGACAAGAACCGTGAAGCCAATTTGCTTTCATTACATGAGAGTTTGAAAAATCAAACTTTCAAAACTTCAAATTACCACATATTTACAATTTTTGAACCGAAAGAAAGGCAAATATTCCGATTGCCATACTTTCCCGACCGCATCACCCACCATGCGATAATGAATATACTTGAACCCATTTGGGTTTCCCTATTCACAAATGATACTTATTCATGTATCAAGAATCGTGGAATCCATGCAGCGGCTAAAGACGTTATGTTTACGCTTAAAAATGATGTATCCGGGACAAGATATTGTTTGAAAATTGATGTTCGCAAGTTTTACCCGTCCATTGACCATGAAATTCTAAAACAGGTTATTAGACGGCGTATTAAAGATAAACGTCTGCTTTGGCTTCTTGATGAAATCATTGAATCAGTACCAAGCGGCGTTCCAATAGGCAACTATCTTTCGCAATACTTTGCCAATGTGTACTTGGCTTATTTCGACCATTGGTTGAAAGAAGAAAAACGGGTCAAGTATTATTGGCGATATGCGGATGATATTGTTGTTCTCGCACCTAATAAAGAGACGTTGCACGAATTGTTGCATGACATTCGGGCATATATGCGCGACAACTTAAAATTAAAAGTCAAACGCAATTATCAGGTGTTCCCGGTCGATGCAAGGGGTATCGACTTTTTGGGATATGTATTTTATCATTCCCATACTCTTTTGCGCAAGTCTATCAAACAACGACTTTTCCGCCGGGTGGCAAAGTTGAGACAAAGAAAGACAGTGCCGACAAAGGAGCAATACAAGCAACAAATATGTTCTTGGTGGGGGTGGTGCAAATACTGTGATTCAATCAATTTAATGTCTAAAATTCAAAAAACAATTCCGTATGAAATTAAATTCACTCGCGCCAAACGCAAGGTATGACCTTGAACATGGCAAACCATCGGTGTTTGAACAAGACAATGATGGTTCAAATTTATACCGGTATAACATTGAACCCGAAATGGGTATTCCTGACGGTCAAACAGAGGAAACACAAGTGGGTTGGCAATGTCGTGAAATCCGTGTTTGGGAAAAGCCGACAAAGGCAGTTCTAAAGAAATCCGTTATCCATTCGATTGTGGATGAATCCGCCGAATTTGATATTGTGAACTCGTACAACAAACATGTTCTTGGTGTCAAGTTGGATACAACCGCCGTGGATAACTACAAAGAGTATTTGCAGTTTACCGAGGATTTGGATACAATGTTAATTTCTGATTTTTCAACTCTAAATGAATAAATAGCAATGGCAAAGTTTAGTGAACTTGGCGTGGAATCGGACGTTGTGGTTGGCAAATCTATTGATATAGATGAATTGTTTGGTCGTCATATTCTTATCGAAAAAACAATCATTCAGCCAACTAAATTTCCGGGTAAAAACTCGTCCGGGCTACGTATGCAAATGCAAGTGGTACTTGCTACTTTTTTGGAAGATTGTTCTTATGTGAAGCGTGCAGATGGAACACCGGATGGCGAACGCCGTTCTTGCTTCACAGGTTCGGACATATTGATTGGAGCGATACAAAGAGCCGAAACCAATATTCCAATCATTAATAAGCAGCGACAAGAAAAGGGGCTTGAAGCATTGTGTTTGTATCCAATGGACACTACAATTGTCAAAGTTGGGAAATGTTTTCAATTCACTTAAAAGCTCAAAAATGGAAAAAATAATTGTAACACTTTGGATATTATTCGGCATTTACATGTTGGTTTTATTTGCAATTCTTGCCGATTTATGGTCGGGGGTTCGTAAAGCAAAGAAAAATGGCATTGCCTGGTCAAGCTATGGATTCAAACGAACCATTGATAAAATTGCAAGATACTATAATGTATTACTTGCGCTCACTATTGTTGATGCCATGCAAATGGCTTCAATATGGTATTTGGAAACTTATTATCAATATCATTTCCCGATGTTTCCATTTACAACCCTTTTGGGGGCTATTGGAATCGGGTTGATAGAAATAAAATCCATATACGAAAAAGCAGAAGACAAAGTAAGGATTGATAATGTTGCGGCGTTGGCGGGGCAAGTTGTGGCACACAAAGACAATTTGGATGCTATCGCCAAGGCTGTTAGTGAGTACATGAACAAAAAAGAAACAGAAGATGGCAAAGGTTGAAATATTATTACCCTACATCTTGCGTTGGGAGGGTGGTTTTGTCAATGACCCCGCCGATTCAGGCGGTGCGACCAATAAAGGTGTGACAATATCCACTTGGAAACAATGCGGGTATGACAAAGATGGTGATGGCGACATTGACGTTGACGACTTAAAGTTGGTAAACAACGAAGATGTAAAGAACCGTATCTTGAAACCATTCTATTGGGACAGGTGGCAAGCGGATGGCATACAAAGCCAAAAGATTGCCAATATCCTTGTTGATTGGGTTTGGGGGTCGGGAAAACATGGCATTGTTATTCCTCAAAGAATACTTGGCGTGCAATCCGATGGTGTTGTTGGCAATAAAACATTGTCAGCGGTCAATTTTGCAGACCCCGACCAATTGTTTGCGGCGATATATAAAGCGCGTGTCGCTTTTCTAAATGAAATCACCCAAACAAGCATTGCGAATTATGAAAAGAAAATTGGGCGCAAAGCCACCGAAAAAGAGTTGCTTAAAAACACCAATAAGCGGTTCTTAAAGGGTTGGTTAAACCGTCTTGAATCAATCAAAACTTTGTAATATGAAAAATTTATTATTGCTATTGGTTACGTGCCTTATGTTTTCGTGTGCAAGTACACGAAAAAGTGTACAAACATCGTGTACAACTGACACTTCCATTGATAAAGTCGATAGCCAAACCATGAAGACGGAAAAGGCTATTGATACAACCAAAACGGAAGATGGGAAAATAACAATCACCGAAATTGAATTTTTCCCAAACGTCAACAATGGGAACAAGTCGGACACAATAAAAAGTGCAATCAATGTCGGGGGCTTGAATATTGCAAATGTTGGAAGCATTAAAAATGCTGCCATAAAATCAATAAAGCAAACGACAATTGAAAAAAAGTCGGAACAAAAAGGAAAAAGTAATGAATCAAGCGAAAGCGAAAAAATACAAAGTACCGTTGTCGCGACAAAAAGCAATCAGACAAGCCAAATTCAAACTTCACCCGCACCCGACCCGTACCGATGGCGATATATTTTTTATATTTTGGTATTGGTTGGCATCGCGATGTTATATTTGAAGCGTGTACCGTTCTTAAATTGGATTAAAAAAATCCTTGCCGGTATTAGGCGTATTTTTTAAAGCAGTATATTTGCAAAACATTGTTGCGAAACCCGGAGTTGCGCCGGGTACAATGTTGAAGCCCGGCTTTGTCATAAGGTCGGGCTTCTTTATTCCATTTTGGGCATAAAAAAACGCCCAAATGTGTTAAATTCGGGCGTTTTCGTGTACACTTTCGTGTCCTTGTTTTGTAAAACACTGATTTTCAATGTTTATTGCGGAGAGGGAGGTTCTAAGACGTTCAATTTAACCAAATATCATAAAATACCAATCAACTGAAACTACATCCATTAACCCAAAATATGAAATTATACAATTTCACGGCATACCACAAATGA